CTGACCAAATAATTAAACATGTGGAATGGATGAAAACTACGAATGATTGGCGCAAAGACAATGGTGCGTTTATACCAGCGCCCCTTGTTTACCTTAATCAACAGCGCTGGGACGGTGCAGAGATACCTGAAGTAAGCGTAATGGTCCAAGAACGTGACCCTTATTTGGTTAAACTGGATGAGGAACGCAAGAACTTTGTGCCCATGCCTGAGCACATTAGACAAAAAATTAAGGGGATTGGTCGTGGAAATTAAAACAATTTGGCAGCCAGTACCGCCTTGGCCTGAAAATGCAGAGCTTTTAGAAGCAAAATACGGTATTAAAGAACGCTTGCCTAAAGTAAAAGAATCTTTAAAGCACGAAATGCCCAGGCTTTACAAGGCGCTAGGATATAGAAATACCAATGCAATGCGCAAATGGATTGTCAAAGATGGACCAGTTTGACGAAATGTACGACGATACTGTAGAGTTGTATGCGCATTTAGCGCAGCAGCCTGGCTGGGTTGAGTTTATTCGAGATCAAGTCAAACAAAAGATGCAGAGTAACGTATTATTTACAAGGTTAGCGGAAGACGTAAAAAATAAGATACAGGAACAAAAAAATGCGCAAAGCAGCACGTAGGGATTTAGGCGAAAAAGATATAGTCGAGGCATTAAGGGCTAGAGGCGCAACGGTCTACTATCTGGACGATCCCTGCGATTTGTTGATTGGATACAATAATAAAACCATGTTAATGGAGGTTAAGAACCCAAACAGCGCCTATGGAAAGAAAGGCTTTAACGAAAATCAACAACATTTTGCTGAAAATTGGAAAGGAGGACCGTTTTGCCTGGTTGATTCGCCAAATAGCGCATTAAGAATGTTGAATCTCATGTTGTCCTAAGTTTGTACACATTTTATGAAATTTAAATTAAATTCAGAACCGCAGGCCAAGGCTTTAATGGTTCGCATTTGGCCTAAAGTGCTAGAAACGCTCAATAGCGGTAAAGAACTAACAATAGAAATTATTGAGGCATATCGCTCCTACGATCAAAATAAACTATATCACGCAATAATTGCAGATATTGCAAAGCAGGCCAAGCATTTGGGCGCACAATGGGATGAGGAGAGTTGGAAGCGGTTTTTAATAGACCAATTTGCCTCAGAAACAGGCCTAGCAGGCGGTAAAGTCGTGCCGAGCCTAGATAGTCAGAGAATTGTTCAATTAGGTATACAGTCTCGTAAATTTACTAAGCAACAGGCATCGCAATTTGTAGAGTGGTTATATTGCTGGTGCACAACAAACGGTATTGAATTAGATGACACCAAACCCCAAACGTGAATATATTCGCAGTCGTAAGCTGTTAGACAATTGCAGGTATTTACATTGCCAGATGTGTGGCGCAGATGATGGGACTATTGTGGCAGCGCACAGTAACCAAGGCGTTCATGGTAAAGGCAAAGCAATTAAAGCAGATGACAATATGATTGCTGCGCTTTGTTATATTTGCCATTCAGACATGGACCAAGGCTCAATCTATAGTAAGAAAGAAAAAGAACGCTACTGGGAAAGAGCACACCTAAAAACAATTTATAGGCTTCATGAGGCGAATTTGTGGCCTGAGAATGTGCCAGTACCAGACACCTATGAAGCCTACCGTAAAAGCCTTATTTAGCTTCTGGATGCGCCTTTTCCATAGGCAAGTGCTCGTGCTTCTTTAGTTTGTCCTCAAGCCTGTGCAACTCGTGCTCAGTTTTTTTTTCGTACTCACGCAAAACCACATAATGCGACTTAGGTGATTTGTATTCTTTACCTTCGATTTTAAAATTGTTCATGCTATTGCATTGCCTTCTTTAAGTTGTGCTATTGTTAAACCGCCTGTGTACTGAAAATGCGCTAATTCCTTAAACGTCTTCCAATTCCCAGCCCACTCTAATCCGTTTTCTTGTCCAATCCTGCCTACTTCGGCCCAAACTGGATGTGAACCATCCCAGTCTGGCTTGCCATTAACCAAAGGCACAACATCCACAGCACAACGATAGTTATGAAAAGAATCTCCTGCTCGTGCGTTAGTGACAATTTTGCCCGCAGCTGTACGACCTTGCGCATACAAAGCAGCCTGGCTTTCGTTATCCCTGTAAGTGCTAGTAACCAATAGGTCAATACCGTTAGTTTTGCAAGCCTCAATAAAATTTTCAACCCTGCGTTTAACTTCTGGAAGTAGTTCATTTAAATCTCTTGAATTAATCATTTTGAAACTGGTGTTGATTGATGTAAAAGCTCGTCTTTCTTCTGACTACCTGCTGAAGAACCAAAATAGAAAGCAACTACGCCTGTCCAAGCTGTACCAAGTGAACCTAGCATAATATCAATTTGAGGCGTATGTTGTACCTGACCATACATTAATCCAAAGAGTATACCAAAGAAACCTCCTGTAATTCCTATAGCCAAAACAGGTGGTATCCAAGATTGGGTTGCTACTTGCATAGATCTGGCGGAGCTTCTATCTTGTACAGCCAATTGCTCGAAATCTAAGTTAAGCTCTTGCGCCTTAGCCTTTAATGCAATCTCAGCTTGTTGCACCGCAGCGATCTGGTCTGCGGTTAATTTATTAGATTCAAGCATAGTCTTGGCATCATCTTGAGATACGCCCAAGACTTTAGACACCGCCTCATACGCCAAACCACCAAGCGGTCCACCGATGGCGGTAAAAATTGTAGGTGCAATTGTTTTTAGCCAATCCATATTTCGCCCTTTTTATACCAATTTTTAATTACACGTTGTAATTCCATAATTCCCACATGCCAAGAAGATCGTAATTGCTCCTTGGTAATTTTCATTATTTCACCGTAAGGTAATGTGTTAAGAATCCAACCAACGAACTAACACCCGAGACAACCATCATGCCAACCCAAAACCCACCTTTGGACCTGTTGGCAAGCTCGACCAATTGGCAGACAGATGCCTCAAGTTTGTCAATTTTCTTTTCAAGAGTTTCAACGGTTGCGACCAATTGGCCGTACTTAAACATGTCAATTGGTGATTCGTTGCTCATTTTTCTTTACCGTAGTTAATAAAATCTTTTATTTGATTTAGTTTTTCACTAGTTTTATATTTTTCATATCCCATTTTTCCAAGTGTTAAAAGAGGCGCAGGGACTCCTGTAGCTGCAAATTGCAAACCACTTTCAGCCAACATAGCACCAATTTGAGCAGCTGTTCCACTTGTATTTGTTGTATCTTTTGGAACTGTTTGAACGTCTTTTGTAACTTGATTTAATGTTCTGTAATGTTCAGCGTTTTTCTTTCCAAATAAAAAATCTAATTTTCCACTTTTGTCTAAATCATTAATTATTGTATTTAGTGCAGGCGTAGAAACATAAGGTTTGCCATTAATATCTAATTGCACATTTTTGGTTGCTTGATCTTTAATTCTTTGTGCCACATGTCCTTTTAATTCATTCATCATTTCTTGACCGTTTGGGCCAATATTTTCTAAAGTATTAAATAATTTTTGCACTTCTTGTAAAGGCGCATTAATAACTGATTTGTTAATTAAATCTTCCAATGCAACTGATCTTTGTGTTGTACCTTTTTTTAATGCAGTAATATTTTTAATTATTGGCGTATCTTCAAATTCAGTCATATACTGAGCATTTAATTTACGCGCTTTTTTATATAATTCTCCACCTTTATCTTCAGTCAATTGGTCAATTAAATTATTTATTTGTTTACCATAATGTGCATTTGTTGGTGAATCTTGAGACAAATTACCAACCATTTTTCTGACTTCTTCTAAATCATTTAATGGTATTTCTTTGCCTTCTTTTACAAGATTATTTATTTTTAATTCTAAACTTTTAATTACAGGTGCATTGATGGCTTCTGCTTGATTATTTGCAACATAAGTTTTTAAAGGCGTAACGTCAATTGGTTCATTCATTTCGCCATTATTTCTAGCTTCTGTATAGGCTTTATTAATATCTGCTTTTTTAGCATTTTTAACAGGAACTATTGTGTCAACTAATTTTTTGCTTAATTCAGCTGGATTAACACCAGTCAATTCTGCACCAGTTTCATTGGTTAAATAATCTAAATTCTTTTGTATTAAATCATTTTGTCTTGCATAATGTTCTTGCAATGGTTGACCAAGCACAGGATCTTTAGATGTTTCTCTAGCAAATCTTACATCTGCAGGATTCCTAGTAATTTGATCTTTAGACAAATCAATTGGAATTGGAAGTTCTTGCGCTCTTTGCAATCTTTGTGTAGGATTATCAACTTGTGCAGCACCAATACTTTGCTCTGCAAAAGGCATTTGTTTTTGCTCTAATTGCTTTTGAAGTTCAATTCTTACTTTAGGTATTTTTTGACCTATAGCACCAGATATTAATTTAGCTTCCTCAACAACAGGTTTTGTTATTGCTTTGGCAACAGGTTTTAATTCTCCTGCAACTTCAGGAATAGCAAAACTTGCTGTAGTAAGCATAGCTCTTACATCTTGAACAGGTAAACCAGTTTTTTGAGCAATAAAATCTGCACCTTTATTGCCATATTCACCAATTACTTGTGTAATTTTGTTAGTTAATTCTTGTTTATATGCGGGGTCTTCAGTAACACCGAACAACTTACCAAATGGTTTTTCAAACAAAGAACTAACTTTTTGGCCTAATTCTTCAGCTTTTTGCGGAGACATTTGATTAACTTTTGCTCCTATTTGCGCCATATTTCCAAGAACAGCAGGAACAGGACTGTAAGCCACGTCAGCAACTGATGCTAAACCACTACCTAATTGTTTTAAAAAACTGGCTTTTGTTGGAATTTCTGTAGATGGTTTTTCTGTATAAGCATCTAAAACTGCTTTATGTACATCAGTTGGATGCAATATATCAGGCATACCTTGTGGTTCTGCCATTGGTTGACTAGGATTAAAAGTAGTTAATGCGCTTTTTTTAGGAGCAATAATATCTTCTGACGTTTTCTTTCTACGTCCGTAAACTTCATCAACTGAATTATTTAGATCATCTAAACTTAAGATAGTCATTATTGACCCTTAGTTACAAGTTGATAAATTTGTTGATATTTGTTAACCAAGTCTTTGTAGCCTTTTGAATCTGGCCCACCAACTGAATCAACCAATGTTTTTATTTCTTGTTTATCTTTATTAAGAATAGCATCATAATATTTAAGTGCATCTACATCTGCAACACTAGACCATTTAGAAGTGTAATCTCTACCTGCTAATGGATTGTTGCCAGATGCTTTAATTGCGTTTTCCATTCCCAATCCATAAAGATCAGCGCCAGTTGTTAATGCTCTATTAGTTCTAGCACTAGATTTAATAGCTTCTTTGGTCCAATTTGTTTTGCTTACTTGTTCTAATGCCAAATCACGACCTTGATTTGTGCCAAGACCAGCTCTAGCAGCTAATTGACCAGTTTCTAATGCTATCGCATGCCCTAATAAATTTAAATTGGTTGCTTCGTCTGTAGTAAATGGAATAGCAGCAAATCCACCACCTAATTTAGCTATAGTTTCTGCTCCAACTCCAGTAAGAGTTTTGTCTGCTAAATTTAAAATTTGATTGTAATTATATTGACTTTGTTTAACAGTTTGTCTTTGCTGTATAGAATCTAATTGACGTTTTCTTTCTACATTAACTGTTTCAGGTGTTTCGTAAGCAGGTAATCTTGTAGGCGGAGGAGCATTTCTTTGCATTACTGGTATAGTTACTTCACCAGTAATATTGCCTTTTTCATCTCTTACATAAGCAGTTGGATTGTTTGCAGCATCAACTCGACCTGTAGGTTCAAATTTTTGTGTTAACCCCATTGGTGCTGGTGTCATAGCAATAGATTGTCCTATTGCTGTACCAGGTTGTACACCTGTAAATGCCTCTGCGCCCATTTGTCTTGGAGTCATTTGACCGCCTTCTCCAACCATAGTGGCTGCAGGGAATCGTTTTTCTAACTCAGCTTCAGCAGTTAGTGAATTAAGTGTATGCTTTGCAAGATAAGCCCTTAGTTCTTTGTCAGTTCCTTTTGTTGGCAAACCTTGTACGGCTTGAACAATTGCTGCATCATCTGCACCAGCATTTGCCATAGTTGCAACCACATGGTCTTTGATTCTTGCAGGCGTAACTGGCTCAGGCGAATCAAGCATTTTGATTAAATTACGGCTTGAATTTGCTTGTTGTTTTTGCAAATTTAATAATTGCGCATCATTTAATTCTGTTTTAGCTTTTTGAGCTTGCGTTTTAGCTAATTCAACTTCTGGTTCTAAAGTTTGTTGAGCTTTAGAAGTTTGAAGTCTTTGTAATTCTAAAGCGCCTTGAGCTTGTTGAATTTGCAAAGGATTTAATTGTCTTGCCTGTTGCAAAGCCTGCGCACCCTGTGCCATGCCCATCATCTCAGCTAAAGAAGTGCCTTTAACTGGAGTTGTAACTGGCGGTTGAAATGATGCTATTCCCATATTTATCCTTATTGACTAAAGTATTGCGATACACCACCAGGCTGTGCAATCATTGCTTGTGTAGGACTTGAATAAGATGACGTACCACCAGCATTAGCAGGATTTAAAAGAGCAGCTAAAGTTGCACTTTGACCAATACTGTTCAATCCTTGCGCTTGAGCAGCTGCGCTACCCACTTGGCCCTGTGCTACAGCATTTGCAGCGCCTACACCAAGGTTAGCAATATTTGTTGCATTACCAGTTGCAAGATTGGATAATCCAGATACAGCATTTTGACCAATGTTTGCTATACCAGACAACCTGTTATATATGTTGGTTTGTTGCGCTTGGTAATTATTAAATGCGTTTTGATACGCATTTGAAGCATAGTCTTCAGCAAACTTAGTTCCAGCAATTCCAATGTTTGACCCACCACCGCTTGCGTTTAATGCTTGATTTTGCGCCCCTAAACCCTGGTTAAGCATAAACTGATAGTTTGGCGCAAGATTAGAATTTAATTGTTCTGGCCCAAATGTTTGGGTCAAACTGGGCATTGCAGCGTTTAACTGATTGAGACCTGCTTGACCAGTTTGCAAATAAGGTGCGTAATTGGGCGCTAAAGTTTGAAAATTTTGTTGTAATTGATTTTGTGCAGCCATAGATGCAGCAGCTGTAGTATTAGCTGCGCCTGTTGCTGCACTTGCCTGTTTAGAAGCACCTGCATAACCCAATAATGCTGCCCCGCCAATTGCTGCTGCTACCCATGACATATTATTCCCCTTCTAAGGCTTTCGCCTTTAAATTGTTGCTTGAATCAAACAAAGCTAATTCATCTGGTTCAATTAATTCTTTCTCTATTTTATCTAAATTAGTCTTGTTAGTCTTGTGAAAAGTAATACCAATTGCATCCGTAACCGCTAAAGTAACCCTTTTTGTGCCTGGCTTTGAGCAAATTACATCACCAGGGTACAAATGGCGCATTCCGCCTTCGCTCCAAGCAATAATTTCACCTTTGGCACATAAGAAAAAATGGTCTTTTTTATGGACCTTGCCAACTATTAATGTGCCTGCAGACCTGGTTAACTTGCGACAATACATGCCACCAGAAAAATAATGTTCAGTCTGCAATTCTGCTTGTGGCATTTGCATCATTTCGCCCTGCAAACGCTCAATTTGCTCTAAAGTCGGCACATTAGGTATATCTAAATCGGTCAAAATGTACCCCCTGAAATACCACCAAGAGCCGTTAAAGTGCCTTTTACTATCTCATTGCCGTCAATTACTGAGTTTCCAGTAATTTCTTGATTACCCTGAATTGTCTGTTGACCAGTTTTCAAACTAACAAAATTAGGGCTTTGTAGCCACAATAACCAAGGTAAAGCAGGCTGACCAGAAGTAGGGTCAATAAATGGCACTCTAGGCCAAATAATATTACCGCTAGAACTTGAATTTGTGGTTGCCATTAGTTTTCAGCACCTTCAGCCTTCAGGTTAGCGCTTACTATTACCGCCTTTACTGGATCGCTTATGCTGACCTCATAAATACGGTCCCTGGCTTGACCTAATCTGCGCCAAATAGCACGATTCCTATACTTGCCAACTGCGCCAATCGTACACCAATGTTCGCTAGAGTACGTTGAACCACCGTCATTTGACCAACGCAACATAGCTTGTGGGTTTTGTCCTTGGCCTACTTCTAATCCAACACCAGGCTGAAACTGGATCTGCAGCTCTGCAAAATACTGGCGTTGAAAATCTGTTACCAAATGTGGGCAACGTCTTAGTCTACGGATTGTGTTGCCTGCCTCTGTATATACAGCATTGTCTAGTTGGTAGATTTGACCATTAGCATAATCTCCAACTAAGTAAACATTGTTAAATATTGCACCGCAATTGGATCTATGACGATTAAATTGAACACCGTCCCAGCTTAACCATTTGTGCCACATATCTGTCGTTAAATCAAATACCCATGTAATATTTATAGTTGGGAATGTGACTACATAAAACTCATGCCCATCGAGCTGGTATGTATAACCAACCGCATCTGCAATATACTGGTTCATCAAAGTCTGTTCTACTGCATGGGTACTTATTCTTTTGAACGAATAGCCTTGCATTACGCCAATTATGTTTTGTCCCCTGGTATCTTGGCTTACAAATGCAAACTGTTCGCCAAACCTAGCCACGCTAAAAGGCGCAGCAATACCGTGTTGCACAGATGTGCCAGAAACCCTTTGAAACGGAAAACTAATAATGCCAGAAATTACGTTTCCTACATCCGTCCACATTTCAGCCGTGAATTCTCCAAGCAAAAATACTTGTCTATGATCTACGATTAAAGATACAAGTGGATCTGGCGCACCATCTTTTGTGCCATAGTAAGCATTTGCAGACGTTACCAGGCCTAGATCAGTTGCAGCCCAGTTTTGTGTACCAGGCTGGTTGTAAATAATGTAGTTATCTACTACATCACAGACATTTGCGCCTTGCCAAGGACCATCTGTGCTTGGTAAAGTATTAAAACTGTTTGTGCTTGCAACCCAATAATATCTATTTACACCGTCAACAATATAAGCATTTAAGCCTGTATTTGTCATAATATTGTCAGTAATAGACACATAACCTGAGCTAGTTGATAACGTACCTATTTGTGTAGATGTATATACACTTCCATAAGTTACAGAATAAACAGATGAACCACAAACAATAATTAAATATTTACCCCCGCTAAGAGTACGCATACCACGCACAGGCGCATTATTTAATTGAAGTATAGAAGTTAGTCCTGGCGTTGGATAAAGAGCCACCACGCCCCGACTACCAGGCGGTTTAAGTGGATCAATCTCAGGATAGAAATTAATGCACTCTTGAGCTTCCTGGTAAATGGATGCTGCTTCGTAAGATGGGCCAACAAAGCCAAAATCGCTCATCTGAAGAATCCACCAGAAAGAATCCAACCAGCATCTTTTTGTCTTCCAACCAACAACGCATCTGCGTAAGTAGAAGTAATTGCTGGATTCATGTTTGTGCGCTTAACAGTTGACTTAGCTTGTGCAGCAAACTTCATAATCATCTGTATCTGTGTTGGACTAGCTTTGCCATACATGGGCATTAAGCGTTCTGCTAAGCACCACCTCAAAGCCATGTTATAGCCTTGCGGGAGATTGATGTTGTCAAACATAGTCGTAAACCTAGAAAATATCTGGTCTACAAAAATGTGCATCTGCCCTTGTGATGGATTAGGCCACAAATAAATATTACCAAGCGTTTCAGTTGGCTCATAATAAACCGCTTTAGGCCACGGACCGTTTAGCGTTTTAAGGCCAATCATTTCGTATTGTTCTAGATTTAATACTGCAACTGGATAATCAAGACCACCGCCAGTTATAGGCGCACCGTTAGAAGTAGTGTTAACCCTAACAAATGCAGATCTTAGTCCTAATGGGCGTTGATAGTATGAATTAAAGTTAACAGGTATTGGCGTAGCTGTCATTGCTTCGCTGCTGATTGTTAGACTATTGCTGATAGTGTATGAGCCTGTACCACCAGAACCAGATCCAAGCGCTGTAATTGTCGTTCCTGCAGTTATACCAACGCCAGTAATCACACAACCAACTCCAAGCGTACCTTGGCTAATTGCGCTTACATTTAAAGTTGTGCCTGACACAAATGCTGTAAAAGTAGGCGTAGGATTAGAATAATTTGTATTTAAAAGATATGTGCCAAGCTCGTTAACTTGCCCACCAGCGCCAGATAACATTTGTGTTATTGTGGTGTTTGATGGCACATTTAAACCAGTAACAGTCTGATTTATTGATATTCCACCAGACGTTAACTGGGTAATAGTTAGTATATTGTTTTGAATATAACCAGTAAAAACAGATCCAATTTGACCGCCAGGGCCGATTGTGTATTGTGTTTGACCAGGTGTGACATTGAATATGATTTCGTTCTTATAGAACACCATCATATCCTCATTCGACCATTGGTCTAATATGTCTTGCAACATATCAAAAGCATCTTGACTTGCTTCAGCAGTTGGAGTTTCACCAGCCTCTAAAGCTCCAATGTCTTTTAATGCTCGGCTGATAATGTCATTTGGTGTTGTCATTTTTAACCTTTAAGCATAACTTACTTCAATTAGCGAAGTAACAGGAGGAGCTTGAGTAAATGTTAATGTGGTTCCAGAAATAGAATATGAATTTTTATTTTGATAGACACCATTTATAAAAACATTGGTTGAATACAAATTTGTTGGAGACGTTGAAAGTGTAAAGGCTGTTTGGCCTCCTGTACCTGTAAAGTCTGCAATTGTAGGAATAGAACCAGCAATGCTACTTATGTTGTCATAAGTACCTATGGTCACTCCACTAGAAGTTTGAAGTACAAATTTATAAAGTAAAAGTTGGGTTAACCAAATTTCACCACTAGGAACTCTACCACTAGCATCTAAAACAATAGGATTGGCTTGTGCAATTGATCCACTATTTGATGTGTAAGTTGCTTGTGGAGTTGTTGTTCCAGCGGCATAGGTGTAAATTAATCCACCAGACAAAGGAACTCCATTATTGTCAAAAAACTGTGCCCCTGCACCACCAAATGAGGAAAGATATACAGCCATTTTTTATCCTTATCTTTATTTCTCAGAAATTGGTTGAGTAGTGACTATTCTCAGTAATGTCACAACAACAGATATTGCAATCCCTACAAACATTTGATCTGTTGGAGATAAAGGCAATAAATTTACATAGCCTTGTAATATTGACAATATTGCCAAAAACAAAGCAAATAGAACAGTTTTAGATTTAAGCAGTTGGATTAATGTTTGCATTTTGAGCCTCTTTGTAAGCAGCAATAACTGCTTGAGTTTGAACAACTTGACATACAGCAATAACTTTTGGGTCTTTCTGGCTGTAGTCATCTCCAGGGTTAATGTATTCACCAGCTACTGCCTCTTGAACAACTTTGCCAGTTGAGTCGGTGTAAGTGTTGGTATAACGTACTGCAACAACGCCATTAGCGTCAGCAGATACATTTGCAACGGTTTGTGTCATAGTTACTGTTTGAGTTGTCATTTTATATTTCTTTTAAAATGTGTTTTATCAATGCGGCCAACAACGGTTGTTTTTTCAAACATAATAATTCCTTAGTTTCCAACCCAAACACCATTAAGACGTTTAGCCATACATCCTGTTCCAGACCCTGCGACTGGATTAGCTATTGTTCCGTCTGGCACATAAATAATTGACCCATTGGCTGGAGTTCCAATATTTGCAAACGTAATGTTGTTTGCGTAATCAATAATTTTTCCCCGAACTGGAGAGCTTGTCACGCCAAGATTATTTTCCATAAAAATGGTGTCGTTCAAGGAATTATCGAATATTGTGATAGGTGTGGTTACGTTAATAAATGTGTTATTGCCAAAATAACCATTTCCACAATTTCCAGTTGTAACATTTATGCCTGTGCCATTATATCCAGAAAAAATAACGTCTTTAACGGTTATATTTTGAGAGTTGCTAATTGTTATGTTGCTGTTGTAAAAATTACCGCCTGAAACCTGTCCTATGCTGGTAACATTTAACTGAAGTGTCGTAGTTACAAAATTGCAACCGTTAAATATCCAATTTGAATATGATGCCGATCCTGAACCTCTGTCTAGTCTTACCACGCCGCCCGTAAACTTGCACCCCACACAATTCAATAAATTTAATGCGTTGTCATAAAGTCCAAGCATTAAAAAATGATATGTGTTTGTATTGCTTAGGTGCGTAAACTCAACACCAGTAAAAGTTAAAATTAGGTTTGGCGCAGCGCCTGTTGAGACTTGTTGTGCAACGTGCTGTCCAGTCGCTTGTATTCTTATAAATTGACCACCAAAAACTCTTACTTCGTAGGTAGAAGCGTTTCCAAAAGTCCACCCAGTGTTGTGTTGAAAAAACACGCACCCATGAAATTCCGCAGACTGCGATGCGCTGTCAAATGCGTTGTTGCTCCAATTTATGGACGTTGTGCAATCTTCAATTCCTACACTGTAAAAATACGAGTCGTTAAGAGAGCAGGCTTGCATTCCCGTTGTAAACCCAAGAATTCGGCTACCACTCATCAGTACGCCGCTGGTGTTAGTTGACCCAGGCGTTTCAAACGGTCTACCCGTACCCGTGCTGCCCCACTGTATACCAATGCTTGAGTTAGATGTTAAACCCGCAGTGCCAACAAAGCCCAAATTTTCAATCGTAATATCCCCCGTATAAACGTACACCAAAACACCCGCAGTAGTTGGATCGTTGTTGTATATGTCTACAGACGCAACCAGCATTGAACCTCTAGTGTCAGAATAGTCTGGTGGTGCTGTGTTGTCATAGGTTGTTGCCCTTGTGCCAACATAGTTAATAAAAGGCAAAAACTTTAATGTACTTTTACACAAGTAAACACCAGCAGGAAAAATAAGTGTAGTCCGTGCATAACTAGCGGCCACGTTTCCAACTGGGTTTGCTGTGCTTGCATAATTTATTGCTGCTTGTATAGCTGGCGCACTGTCTGTAATTCCAGTCGGGTCAGCCCCAAAATCTAAAATGTTTACAGGAGTCCCTGTAATCATCGAATAGGACGCTTTGGTAAGAGACATTTTTATTCCTTAAACAAAATATGTGACTGAAAAAGTAATTGATGTTGTAGCAGCCATAGAACCGATAGAGTATAAAAAATTAGCCGAGCTAACTACCCCAGGAGAAGAAGATAAAGCTGAGTTATACATAATGCCAGTAAAACCGCCATTAGAAGAAAATGGCAAATTTGAAGTTATTATTAATGCGCCAGAAGCTATAGCAACTGACGTAGCACCAGACACCGTGCCTTGAATAGTAACTTGTCTACCAATGCGAGTGTATTTGCCTGTAGAACTAAACGCGCCAACTACAGTAAGACCACTTCCTTGGTTGGGAGTCCAAGTGCCTTCCTCATACCAATTGAGCAACTGGCTTGTCATACCCGCTACGGGGGTGTTGGCGGTAAAGTTAACGCCTTTAGCTGCTGTGCCAGGAATTAAATTTCCTGTAAATCCAATATCTGTGCCATTAAAAGTAAATGCAGAACTGGTAGCTAATACACTTGTACTACTTGCATAAACAACGCCATTTGCAGTAAATGATGTAAGTCCTGTACCTCCATATGTCGTGCCAATTGTTGATCCAGCCCATGCGCCTGCGTGACTTGTTGCAGTTAATGTACCTGTACTTGGTACAAAACTTAGCTTAGTGCTTGAAGTAGTTTGGGGTAAGTTGCCAGTTGTTGCAGAAACAATTGTGGGATACCAAGTAGCACTAGAGCTTGTGTTATCTGTAATTGCAGTATTTGTTGCGTTTGTTGCAGATCCAACAGATAACGTAGATTGAGCTACATACTGGGGCGCAGTACCACTAGATGTTAAAACGTAATTAGTTGTGCCAATCGCAAGTTTAGATAATGCAGAACCAGAGGCGTAATAGGGCAGATCACCAGCTGTGTAACTGGTTAATCCTGTACCGCCTGCGGTTGTAGGAGTTGTTTTCCAACCAATTACTTGTATTGCAGCGTTGTTGTCTTTATAAAACAGTTTGCCGTCTGTGTAATTAATAGCCAATTCACCCGCACCCAAATTAGCAGCGAGAGGCGTATTAGTAGCCGTTCCGCTGTTATATAGATAAATTGGGGTATAGTTTGTTTGCGCCATTTTTAAATATTAGGTGTAAAAACTTGAGGTTTCCAGGGCGGTACAACAGTCTTTTCTAACGATTTTAACTGTTCTGCGAGTCGTGCGGTAATTAAATTGACCCCATCCTTGACGTTTTCAGCGTCAATCCAGTCGGCCACCATTTGTTCTGTAACCTCGTCAAAAGGCACTTTGAGCGTGGGATTTTGAAACCACCAATTACCCTCGGTTTCGACTTTTTTATCGTCTTCAAGAGCCGTTACAAAGTATTTGGCATGAATAATCAGACCGTCCTCAGCCGATAATTCTAGAATTTGCCACTTGTATTCAATCAAAATGTGCCTCCATTTACACCATTAGCAGTGCCAGTTCCACCATAAGAAGTGCCAATTATTGATCCTTGCCATGTTCCTGTTGTAATTGTGCCAAGGGTTGTTAAACTTGTGCTACCTGCTAATGGACTTGCGCCAATGCTGTTGTAGCTAACCGTAACAGCAGCACTGCCATTAAATGTTGATCCCGAAGCAGCTCCCGATCCGCTATTATTAACAGTTAAAGCATTGGTAGTAGATGCCGTAACAGTTGTTGATCCACCTAAACTAACCAAATTACCATTTATAGTAATACTACTGTTTGCCAAATAAGAATTAGTAATAGCAGTACCATTCCAAACACCTGTTGTAATTGTGCCAACTGATGTGAGACTACTTGTAACAATAGAACTTGGTAAAGTTGTACCTGTTAAATTTGATGCAGCAAGTGATCCGCTAAATACAGTTGCAGTTAAAGTTCCAGAACTAGGTACAAAACTTAATTTTGTGCTTGATGTAGTTTGCGGTAAATTTCCAGTTGTTGTTGAAACTATGGTTGGATACCATGTAGCGCTAGAACTTGTATTGTCAGTTATTGCTGTATTTGTAGCATTGGTTGCTGTTGTTGCTGATCCTACTGATAAAGTGCTTTGCGCAACGTATTGTGGAGCAGACGCACCTGCCGTTAAAATATAATTAGTTGTGCCTAATGTTAAAAATGTTGTGGTATTTGATGCAGATTGATATGCTATTGCTCCTGCAACACCATTATTCAAATTATTAGCCTGCGCAGCTGTGCCACCAATACTTAAACTTGATGCAGTTCCAGTGAGTCCTGTTCCTGCGCCTGTAAAACTTGTGGAAGTTAATACACCTGTTGATGGGTTGTATTGAAGTTTAGTTGAACTTGTGTATTCAGTTGTTAAATTGCCACTTGTTTGGTTTGCAAACAATATGTACCTGGTCCCTGCGGTTGTCGTGTCATCCGTTACCGTTGCATAGGCCGTAGGCGTTGTCCATGAGGGTACGCTTGTGCCATTTGACGTTAAAACCTGACCAGTTGTGCCATTAGCAATAAAAGATGTTGCGCCTGCGCCTGTTTGGTAAGGTATCTGACTTGCAATACCACCAGCCAGGTTTGTTGCAGTATTTACCGACAAAGTAGACTGTGCGACATATTGCGGAGCGCTTGCTCCTGCGGTTAAAACGTACCCAGACGTACCAAGAGTTAAGAATGTGGTTGTGCTTGCTGCGCTGTTGTAAGCAATTGCGCCTGCCGAGCCACCAGCAATGTTAGTTGCCGTACCGACCGATAAAGTAGACTGGCTTACCCAGGTTGGTGCAGAGCCTGTACCCTGAGTCTGTAGAATTTGGCCCGAAGTGCCTGCCGAAAGGAACGCAGTCGTACTCGCAGCCGTTTGATACGGAAAGGCATAAGCAGATCCTCCAGCAATATTTGTTGATGATGTGGCAGTTGCAGCGTTACCGCCAATGCTTAGTCCGCTTGCAGTACCTGTAATGTTTGTTCCTACAAGTGCGGTTGGCGTACCCAAAGCAGGCGTTACAAGCGTTGGGCTTGTCGCTAATACTACGTTGCCACTTCCAGTCGTTGACGTGCTAGAAGCAGCTGTGAGCTGACCTTGAGCATTGACCGTAAAGTTGCCCAATGTGTAACTTCCTGCAGACACCGCAGTATTTGCAATTGCGACCGTTACCGCTGAACTGCCATTAAATGACGTGCCTGACAATCCTGTGCCAATGGTCAACGCATTTGTTGTGTTTGCCGTTACAATTGCAGATCCACCAAGTGAAATTGCAGATCCATTTACTGTGATTGAACTATTGGTTAACCCAGAATTAGGAATTGTTGCGTTTATTTGACTAGGCGCTATAGAAATTGACGTGTTCGTGACAGATGTAACCTGGCCTGACGAATTTGTCACAAATACTGGAACACTACTGGCAGAACCGTAAGTGCCTGCCGTGCCGACCGCAGTAATGCTAAACGTATATCCTGATAGCGTAAGCCCTGTGCCTGCAAAATATGCCGTTGCGCTTGCAAGTTGCGACCAGGTAATTGGTGTTACACCTAATGTACCGCCTGCAGAAATAGTACAAGCCCAACCAGAATTTTGCTGAGTTGAGCCATTTTGAATAAATACAAATGCGCTGACCAATGAAGCATAAGTATTAGCATCAGCAGATCTGGACCATGCGCCTGCAGCTGCCACATAAATACCGTTGTTTGCCTGATTGGTCTGGTTTTTAACCAATACTCGGTCACCGACAAGTGTGGTGTAACCGTCAATTGTCTGCAAACCAGATAACGTAATGTTTACAGTTGTAGCAACCTGGCATTCGGCCTTGATTGCGTAACCTTGCACAAACATATCAACATAGGCTTTATTTACTAGGTCCGTAGAATTAGATGGAGCCGTGCTGATCGAGCCTGTTGTTGTAGATACATTTACAAAAGTAGCGTTTGATGGCGTTTTGCCACCAATAACCGTACTGTCAATCGTACTGTTTGTTATTGTTAGACCAGATTGAACTGGATTAAAACTAGCATAAAAAGGCTGTCCTTGCCCTATAAAAGTATTAAAACTACCATCTATATTAAAATATGCCTGAACTGGCAGGATATTTTGGTCAGATGTTAAGGCAGGAGCACTCATAATTAATATGGAATGCAGTTAAACAAAATAATGTCGCCTGCAGCCATTGGAGCAGCAGCGCCTGACGTATTTGAATAACTTGTAACTGTTACTGACGTTGTAGATGATGCAGTTTGCAATAGAAAAACACCAGTATTGATGTTAATGTCATTTGCAAATGCAATCCAACCATTTGGTGCAGCAGGCAATGTCAATGTACCATTTGATGCAGTTGTACTGCCAACTGTTACTGCAAAAGCATTAGGAGTAGCACCAACTATTTTAGGGTTAGTGCCAAATCCACTTGCAATTGTAGGAGTTGCAGCAAAAGCAACAACTGGAACTGTGCTTACAGTATTTGTATATGCTACTTGATTTGTCATGATTGGTCTGCCATAGGAGTAATATACAGATTAGCCGTTGATGTCGAAGTAATAGCGCTTACAGAGAATCCGTTAGACGGAACTGCAATCACCATTGGCGTTGACATTGACACACCTAATATTACTGTGTTTGTGGGA